ATGAATCCGGTTGACGGATCCCGTTGCGCGACGTTGAATGACAAGACACGCTCAAGCTGGCCGCAGGCAATGATCACGATCCCAGTATTGCTCCTTATTACATCTGCAGTTTTGCTTGGCATTTACCTTGGCGTTTTCTACCTCCGCGGCGTTCGCCCGATCCGCATATTGCTTGGCGCGCATATCCTCATGGGCATGGGAGGGCTAGAGCAGTTGGCGCTTCTCATTCACGGCGCTCCCAGCGGCGTCATTCTCCGCGCCGGTTCCTTCGGCGCTGCGGCAGGCGGATTTTTCGCTTTCGCAATGCTGTCGGGATTTACAGCTCCGCTCCTCGGTCAGCGATCCCGGCGGAACGGCGAGATCATGCTCGCCGCACACGCCACAGCCGGAGTCGTGGGTTTTGCCCTGCTGCTGGCTTGGATATCGCACTTTTAATGTTTGGCCGGAACGAGAAGGCTTTGCGCCCTATCCTTTTACGGGGCTAATTTATGAATCATCGTCCGCAGATTCAGCGGTCTCGCTTGGAAGAGGCGCAACACCGGACGCGGCAATCGCCAAGGGCCTGCCTTTGTTGAAATCTTCATAGCCGGCGGGGTCCACTCCATTTTGCTTAAGAAGCGCGATCGTTCCCGCCCATTTGCCGGGCGTGTCCGACAAAACAGCTGCGTGACCGATAACGTTCTTCAGAAGCTGAGCCTGCGCCGCTGGCGGAAGAACAGCGCGAGCGCGATCTCCTTGAACCGCGGCCGGCACCCCATGAAGAAGAGCATTGCGCGGCTGAGAAGAGCCGGCGTTAGCAGGCGAAACATTAGTGCTGAGCGACATATCAAGAAGCCTTTTGGTTGCCGTAGTAATAATTTGCGTAATTGTTGATAGCGCTTGACAATGCGTTTCCCGTATTTGAAAGGCCCGTCCCTAAATATTGGCCCGCTGCGAGGTTATAGTTCCCCTGATTGGCGGCGCTGGACGTGCTCGCCCCTGCCAGTGCATTCGCGGAGCCGGCACCGAGCTGCGCGCCCTGGAAAAGATCCTGAAGCCTTGTCTGATATTGTTGCGAAAGCGCATTCTGAGAGTAACTCTGGAGAGCCGCTAGCGTATTTCCCGAAAGCCCCATGCCTTGCGCCGCATTTTGCGCCTGGATCTGCTGCAAGCCATAGTTCACGCTGGCCTGGAAGCCCGGATCGTTCTGGAAATTATTATAGTACGCTTGCTGCGCCGCGCCTCCGTTCACTCCTGTTGCATTGTTATAAAGGTTCAAAGAATTCTGGCCACTTTGCATAAAGGGCTGCTCGTAGCCCACTGCTTGATTGAATCGCTGCTGTTGAAGGGCTGCTGATTGGTTGGCCGCATTGGCCGTGGCCTGTGCGCCAAAGTAGCTGCCGAGTGCGGACGCTGCGCCGCCTAGGAGGACGGGAAGGGCTGCTTCTGCCATGGGAGATCCTTTGAATAGACTGTTTCAAGGGGCTGATAATGAAGCCGTTCGAGAAGGGTCAGCGTGCGTTCCTGCCGCCCCGCCACAATGATGCGCCGAGCCCCTTTTTCTTTGGCCCATGCTTCAAATGCCCGAAGCAGATGCGCGCCATATCCCCTTGCGCCGGGGATGGCGTACCAGGCGGTCTTGAACGCGGCCGGCTCTCCGGTGAGGTAGTGCGGCGCGATCATTCCGCATAGGCATGCGTCCGCAGGATCACCGGCGGCAAGGTATATCCGGCTCGGATCGCAAACGTGGGAGGCTGCAAAACGCGCAAGAGCATCGGGACAGGCGGCGCGGCCGCCTTCCTCATCGTAGAAACGCAGGCCGAGTTCGACGAAGCGCGCTACGTCATTGAACGTTGCGCGCCTTACAAGTCCACGCCCGCTCACGTGGCAATCCGGTTCTGCGATTGCAGCACAGCGATTAAAGCATTGATCGCGTTCGCGGCCTCCGTGGGCGTCGGATCCAGGGTGACGCTCGCTATCGGTCCGCCCTGGACGAATTCGATACCCTCGAAGAAATCGCGGTATTGTTTGTCAAGCTTGCCCGTCGCCGGATCAACAATATACGGGCTCAAGGGCGCGCTGGTGGTTGCGACTGCCATGCTATCGAGCTCCTGTGGTAGAGCGTAGGTGGAAAGTTTGCCGCCGATCCATTGGCCGAAAATCCAGTTGGGACCATCGCTCCAGACCGGCGTGTAAAGCGGAAAATAGGGATAGGGCCTTGCGTCCCAGGTGTAGATCATCACGCGGGTGAGATCGATCATACGCCCGGAATAGAGAGTGCTCTGCGGATTGCGATCCTCGGTGAATTCAGGGTCGCTTGGGTTGAAGAAGCGCAGCATCGAGTCGAGATAGCGCCTCTGAATGAGATAATCGCAAGTGCCGTCCGAGAAATAAGGCAAAGCGCTTTCCGAGGATTTCGGATCGTAGAAAACGTTGGGCTCGTTCGATCCTTTATCGACAGATGGGCATCCGAGCTCGGTGAACCAAATAGGCTTCGACTGCGGCGTCCAAGCCGTGGGCGAAGAGTTTTCCACGCCGCCCGGCCTGTTGAAATGCTGGTTCGACCACCAGTTCCAGATGTCCTTGTAGCGGTAGATCCAGGGCTTGTTGTATGCGCCGTCGGTGATCGGCGAGCGGGTTTGTGATGTCCTGTCGGCTTGGCTGGCATAGTACCAGGCATAGCCTTCGCCGCCGCGCACGTTGCCCATCAGATAATCGTAGTCCGTAATTGCCGTCAGCGTCCCATCCGGGTTTACTACCTCGTCGATATTGGGAGCCGTGTCGCGCCAGTCGGAAAGAGGCCAATAATTATCGAAGGCGACCGCGGCGATATTGGCATCCGACCAGAGTGGATCGAGATGAAACAACACGTCGCCCGATCCGTCCGGCGGCTGATGGCCAAACCATTCCGACCAGTCCGCCGCATAGGTCAGCTGAGCGTTCGGCAATATGGCGCTTACGTCCGCGGCAAGCTGGATCAGTGCAGACACGAACGGATAACTACCCTCCGCGTCGCGAAGCCAGGTCAGGCCGCGAAGCTCGGTGCCGAGCAAAAACACATCCACGCCGCCTGCGTTCGCGCAGAGATTCGCATAATGCAGAACAAAGTTCCGGTACTGCGCCACGAAAGATGCGACCTCCGTGGTCACCTCGGGGGACTTATCAGCCGTCGCATACTGCTTCGTAATGCGCCCGCGCCAGGGATAAACCGCCTGCCCTGCGCCGCCGCTGTATGGATCGGGCAAAGTGTTTCCTGCGGGAATATCCATCAGGATGAAGGGCGTGAGGCAGACCTGCAGCCCACGGGCGTGAAGGTCCTTGATTGCAGCAATGACAGATTGATCGTCCGGCGTTCCGCCGAAGGCCGCGGCGCCGTTCACCGTCGAAACCAGGTGCGCCGAGTTCCTCTGCAGCCCATTGCATCCCCACTCGTGAGGGACTTCACCGGAATCCGTGCGAGTAACGCCGGGCATCAGCCTGCATGAGCCAGCGCGAAGATCGTTCCCGTACCAGGCGACGTAGAGGTTGACGAGGCCCAAGTTGGTTAGCTGATTTTGCAGGCTGTTGAGCGAGGTCGCCCAATCGCAGGCTGCGTTGCCGATTCGCCCCGCGCTCTCAGCCTGGCTGTACTGGATCACCCATTGCGAGCTGTCATAAACGCTGTACGCGTTTTCCGTTGCGACAAATTCGACCCCCGTCGTGATCTGGTCGCGCAACACCTCGTAAGGCGCATAGCCCCATTCGGTCGCCGCCGGGATCATGGTCACGGCTTGAATCGCATTGGCGAATGATGTCTCATCCGCGTCGAAGCCCTTTTGGATCCAGCCCTGCGCCACAAACTCCGTGATAAGCCCGTTGGCCGTTGCTGCGACTTGCGCCCAGGACGCGTCCGACGCCAGAGTTGGAATGGCCGGGCCGACACGTCCCGTGAACCTTGAGAAGAAGGCCCGCGTATAGTTATCGATCTTGCCGTCCGGCCCCACCTGAAACCCGAAGCGGCTGAAAAGATTGGATAGCCCGGTCATGCGGAAATAGGCCTCACGCGCGTGTCTGCATTGAGGATGCCGCGCATCACCGGCGAGGAGGACGAAAGCCTGAAGGTCCGGCCCGCTCTAAGCGTGGCGCCAAGCTGGTGGAAACTTGCTACCGCAAATCTCTGTCCAACCTGTCCGAGAGAAGCGATGCGCCCCCCCGTCCATGTATTTCCTCCGTCGTCCGACCAGTCGAGCATCAGTTTTGGGTTGGCGGCGTCCGCAGCGCCGCCCGTTATTCCCACGCCGGGGATAATGTCGACATCGAGTTGATCGATAATCAAGCCTTTCGGAAAGGCGTGCACGGGCGCAGATTGTGCGAGAAAAATATATGGATTGCCGCTTTCGGTCTCCGAGCTGTCGTCGAGAACGTGAAGACTTGCATCCTTGCTCGACCCTATCACGACATTGCCGTTGAACGACTCGAAGCCCTGCGCGAACCAGTTCGTCATGCCGCCGCTTTGGCGCTCGTGCCAAAGCCCTGTGGTGAGGTCGAACTCCCATGTCCAGTACGGGCTCGTCACAGCATAAAAGTCGTGACCGTTGAAATGTGTATAGACGCCGCGGAGAGCGCGACGCTCGTCCCAGGTCAGATTCGAGATGGCGCGTTCGAGCGAGTGGGTGGATATGCGGACCGGCTCGGAAGCCGTGAGCTGCCGCACCATGCCGTTCTGATCGACCCAAATGAGCGCGTCAGCGACGGTCGCCACCGTCTGCTCCGCAATGCAGCCGATGTCGACGTCGGCTCGGATGGGCGCAAAAGCGAACGGCGTGGTGCCGGCATCTTCCCAGATTTCAAGGCTCGTTTCGCCAAGCGCGATGAGCGCGCCGCGATGCGTCACGATCCGCCGAAGGCCGTCGGCGCGGCTGGAAACAGTCGCATAAGCCAGCGCGTTAACGGTTAGCGCATCGTTCAGATTCGTCTGAAAAATCTGGCCGTTCGGAATGGAGAACACAAGATATCCATCGAGAAATGTCAAACTGTTCGGAGCGGGGAGGCTCGAAATACTGGGTTGGGAAATCGCGTTCGCGCCGGTGTCGAGGACGTAGTACACATTATCGGCCACAATGCCGATCTGCGGGTTGGTTTGCTGATTGGCCGCCATGATGACCATGGAGCTGCCGCCGATCGTTCCCGAGACCGGCGTAGCATTGCCCCGATCGTCGAACAGCGCCGCCGCTGTTCCCGCGACCACATAAAGCCCCTTGCCATAGACATAGAGCATGCCGCGGCACGGGCCGTTAAGACCGGTTGCGCCCGAATCGAAGCGCGACGTTCCCGGCACGCCGTATATGGGCAGCGGCGACTTTGCAGATTGGCCCAACGCCTCGGGATAGCCGTTCAAGAGACGCTGATTCGATCCGAACCCGCTCTTGTCCGGGTTCGACGTATGCCCAAAATCGACCGCGACCATGGATGCTCCTCCGGCTGTCATGGCCGTGCCGAATTCCGGCCGCCTTGTGTGGGTTCGCCAACGAAGGCTTATGTGCTTTGTGGTTCCGGCAAACAAGCATCAGCTTGCTGGCAAGGTTCGGCGGGGCATAAGGCGAGGTTCTTGTCGCCCTCGCCGCACGCAGCACTCGAAATTTGTCGATCTGGAAAGTCTCCAGAGAAAAAGGCGGCCCGTTGGCCGCCTCGACGGCCGGCCGCTTAGGAGACGGCCGGCGTGTTTCCCGTCGCTTGCGCCGGCGGCGTTTGTGCTAATGGTGTAGCTGTCGCGGCCGCCGGAGTCGGAGTTGCGGATGGTGCGGAAGTTACAGTTGCCGGATGATGCTGGTTGGCGGCGTTCTGAGCGGCTGGGGGTTGCTGGCCACTCCCATGACCAAGGCCAAGCTTGCTCTCAATCGTTCCCAGAATTCCGCTGCTGTGCTGCGTGGTTTGCTGAGGCTGAGACGCAGCCGGATGCGTTACGGATTGCGCCGCCGGTTTCGTCGAAGACTGCGCGGCCGGATGTGAAACCTGACCAACAGGAGCCGCCGAAGTCTTGACTTGCGCCTGAGCGGCAACCGCTTGCTGGGTGGCCTGATTTATAAGCGCGACGAAATGGGAAACGACAGAGAACGCCCCCATGCCGTTATTACGTAAAGCAAGATCCAGAACCTGCTGGAATGCGTTTTGTTCGGCATCGGAAAGGGAAAGCGAAATAGTTTCCATGTATACCTCCTGGTTTTTCCAACTTAAGACGAATTCTCGTCGCCAAATCGCTGGTCAAGCTGCGACAGCTTACTAGCGGAACCCATACCGCCGAAGGCTCGGCATCCAGGTCAGGCCGATGTCCTGGCCAGCGCGCGGAGCGATGACGTAATAGGCCAGCAGCGCTGCATAGGCCTTCTCGGCGCGCTTTTGCGTCGAGGTCAGCGCTTCGATCCCGCTGGCGGAGGCCAGTTCGACTGCCAGCAATGCTTTTGCCCCTTCCAGGAATTGAGGAAGAAACGGAAACGCATCGTCGAGGCCGAAGGACAGGGCTGCCGGGGCGGGCGGCGTCGCGGTATCGCTCGGGCCGTAGGGCGGATAGGCGCCAGCGGTGTCCGACACCACATCATCTATGAAATCGCTGGTGAAATAGAAATCGTCCAGATCCTGACTAGGCGGGTTGGGGCCGCCAGAAAAGATGCCATCGGCAGCCCAGGCGTTCAGCATGTCGTTGTACGCTGCGAGCCCCGCCTCGGCGCGGCCGGGATCGAGATCGGACCCTAGCGGCAATAGTCCAAGCCGGCGGTAGGCCCCTGCTATGATGTCACGCGCGGTTGCCATGCAAGACCTCGTTAATGGCCTGTTTTAGCTGGGCTTTCGTCCAGCTGATGTCGAAGCAGACCCCGCAGTCGGCGGCGACCTTCATCAGACGCTTGCGGGACATGCGTTCGAGCTTCTCTTCCTGTGAAAGCTCTTTGTCTTCGCCGGGCGTGGATAAGCCCTGGACCGGAGACCCGTCAGCCTCGCAGGCCGCAAGGGGAAAGCGCTGCCAAGCCTCGCCTTCCGGCACGTGATCGGGGTGCCCGAAAAGGCGAGCTTCGCCCTTCCGGTACATCCACAAGCGCGTGTCGCTGTCCATCACGAGCCGTTCATGAGGCCAAGGCCGACGAGCGTCGCTCTGATCTCGTTGAGCAGTGTGATAATGGCCGTCGCCTGCGCTTGGCTAAATCCATAGGGGGTGGCGTTTGTGGGCGACGTCGTGGGAATCGCGTCTTGCGCCGGGCCCGAGCGCTGAGCCACAGGCGTCGCATTATAAAAGGCGATGAGATCGTTTGCGCTCTGGCCGACCACGGTGCCATCGGGGTTGCCGTCGGAAAGCTGTCTTACGGGCATGGAGTCACTCCATAGTATGATCTGTCAGGGCCGCCCTGGCGGCGGCCATCCAAGGGTGAAAAATGAGATCGCGGTTGTTGCGTTTGATGGCCGGGTCAAGCCACTGGTCAAGCCCGGCCATGACTGGAGACGCTAGCTCGATGTGCCTGAGAGCCGCGTGGCGAGGTCGGGGTAAATCGGCTTCACGCCATAGAGGATATCGAGTCGCCACATATTGATGTCGTTCACGATGTCGTAGTCGCAGATCACGCGGACCGACAGGCCTTTGTAGCTCTGGCGAGCCTTCTTGCTTGCTCCCTCAGGCAGCTCCATAGGCACCATGCAAAGCGCAAACGCATTCTCATGGAAGACGAGGTTTTGCGGATAGGACGAGCCCGCAGTTCCCATGAACGTCAGCGCGGCATTCTGGGCGGGCGCTGTGCTCACGGTCTGATACTGGCCCGAGACGATAATTGCCGGCGCGATCGTGATGGCGTCCGCTGTGCCGGTTGCCGTGACAGGGACGCTCACGACGAATTGCTGTAAATAAGGGAGAGGCTGCTTTGTGACTGGATTGACAGCGGAGACGCCTGCAATCGTGAAGACATCGCCCTCGTTCAACGTCGCGCCCGCAGTCAGGCCATCGACAAGGATCGAGGTCTGGTTCGTGTTCATCGACGCCAGATAGGTGGTCACGCCCGTGTTTGTGACGCCGTTCGCGGATGCGGTTGCGGAAATGACAGGCGTGCCGCCATGGGCGCCGACCGTGTAGTTGATGACGTTTTGCGAGGAATAGCAGTCGGTGTTGCCCACCATGGGCAGTTTCGACTTCTCCAGTGCGGTCTTTGCCACTTCAGGCATGAATAGCCCAGTGAAGCTCGACGCAATGCCGTAGAAATCGGCGGGCGAGAGGCAGGCGGCCCGCGGCGCAGGCACGGCCATTTCATCGAGCCGCTGCGGGCCTTTGATGAAGGATTTGTAGCCCGAAAGCGTCTGCCCCGGCGTTCCGACCCAGTTCCACACATATTTGTGCATCGACAGAATATCGAGATCGACCTGGTTAGCGAGCGCGATCATCGGATGCTTAAGGTAACGTTCGGTGAAACGGTCAATGGTGAGCGTCAGGTCTTTGGTGGGGAACCGCAAATCCACGCCGCGCTGGGTGTTGATCTGGATCTGCACCTTGCCTTCCGTCGCGTCCTGCATCTGCGCGACCGAACCCGTGCGAACGTTGTATTTCACCGGTCTGCGGATGGTGAGCGTGTCGCCGATCTTCGTTTCGCCAAACTCCGATTCGTAGGCGCGATAGACCATTTTCGCGGCCACAAGATTGTTGTCGAGCTGCATCAGGCTTTCCTTGGCGATGATGCTTGGGGTCAGAAGGGTTGAGGCCATTGAGTGCAGTCTCCTCTGAAAATGGGGAAATTAGACCATCTGCCCACCGCCGCGCCCCAGGGAACGCTCTCGGTTTCGAAAGGCCGGAGAACGCTGCGTGAGCGAGGGCTGGGAGATGGTGTCAAAGGTTGAAAAATTCTTAAAATCCGCGGGCGCGGCGATATTCTTCGAAGCTCATGTCTTCGAGCGCTTTGCCGCCGCCGCCAGCCCGGCCAGAGAGCGTGCCGACCGGTTGGGGAGCCCGGCTCACGGAGCGTTGCGCCGTGCCGAGCCGTGTTTCGAGGCGTGCGATGGCGGTGGCTTGTGAGACGGGAGCCAGGCTTGCTATGCGCGAGGCCTCGCCGGGGTTTTTGCCGAGATAATAGGCGATTTCCGCGCCTTTGCTGGATTCGCGAATAGCGTCGGCCATGATCGGCGTCACGGCAAGGTTCGGGTTGTGGGCGACGGCGTCGAAATCCGGCGCCTTCTGGCGAAACTCGGCGGTTGATTCCGCCCAGGCGTCCTGGGCCGCACGGGCTGCAAATTCCTGCGCCTGGCTAGCCTGGCGCGCCAACATCTCGGCTCCGACCTCGCGCACTGCCTGCTCGGCAACTGCGCGTGTATAATCCTCCGGCGCGCGGTAGTCCTGCGGCCGGCCAGCGGCCGGCAGCCGCTCCCGAAGCGCTGCGGCCTGCGCCGCGGAGCTTGACGCAAGCGCGTCCGCTACCTGCTTGTCGCGGATAAGCTGCTGCATCCGGCCGCCCTGCGCAGTCTGTTGGAGCGGCGCATCCTGCGAGCCGGCCTCGCCTTCGTTCCCGGCCGATCCGGTTCGCGCGGCAGACGCCAAATCGGCATCGTCAAGGGACGAGAATTCGTCGTCTTCTATCATGGCGTATCCTGTGGCTGTGTTGAATTGTAGTTCTGTCGCCGAAAGCGTAGGGCGTCCTGCAATGCGGACGGGGCTTGGCCGCTAGAGCTTGTAAGGCGACTCATCGGTAACGCGGGCGCTTTTCGCTTCATTATCGAGCATCTGGCTTTGCAACTCGGCTTCAGACTTAACAGCGTTCACTTGCCGCTCGCGAAGATCGGCGGCTTGAAGCGCGGTTTTGAGCTGGTCCTCCGGGTTCAGAGGCGTGCCAAAAAGAATGGCGGCAGCGGTCGAAGCTGCGCGCGAGGCTGCATCCTGCGCCTCCGCATGCGCTCTTGCGGCATCGGCCTCGGATTTCGCGGCGAGGCCTTGCACGCGGTTTAAGTGCGCCTGCGCAAGCGCTTCCTGATAGGCTTGCTGCTGCGCCTGAGCGATTTGCACGCCAAGAGGCGGGGCTTCGCCAGTTACTTGAGGCGGCAACGTGCGTTTGAGCCGTTCCGCGATCTCGTCCGCGCCCGGCCAATCCATGTTGCGCGCGACCAGGTCGCCCGCAATGCTGGCGGCCTGTGGCACGGCCTGCATGAATTGCAGCATGCTGTCCGCCGCTTCAGCGCGGCGCGTGGCATAAGACGGGCCGATTTTCACGCGCACGTCGTAGACGCCCTGACCGAGATCGTTGAGCAGCATCGGCTTGCCGTCCACGCCCATGACCGGAACATTGATACGCACAGGGATGTGGCTTTCATCCTCTCGCATGATGCGCACAGTGCGCTCGCTGTCGTAAATCTTCGGAACGAGATCGATGAGCACTCTTCCGAGATGGTTCAGCGTCGCCATCAGATTATCCTGATAGTGCAGCGCCGAAACCCCGCCTTGGCTTTCGCGCGCTCGGATGGCGACGCCGGAAATCTCGTTCGAACGGGCGCCAAGCGACGCGTCGTAGATGCCGGTCGTGGCTTTCATTTCGTCGGAAGCCATGGCGCTTTCATTGACAAGCGCTGCGGGAATATCCGGCGGGGGCTCGCGCATCGGCCGCCCGCCCGGCGCATCCGGGTCCGGCTCATAAAGCAGATAGGGCCGCGAAACCGTGTTCTGACTATCCCACTGGCCTTTGAACTTGGCGATCATCGACGGCGTCGCAAGGAACGGCGCGCGCGGCGCAAGCGCGACAGCTTCGGCCGCGGCGGATCGCCAGAAATTGTAGAGCTGCTGCGGATCGCGGCTGAAGCGGATTAAGCCGCTGCGGATCACCTTCGTTTCCAGCGCCGTCTCGGAGCCGACGACCGGAAAAATCGGAATGTAGCGCCCGGGCCATTGGTTTGGGCCTTCGAGCACCTCCTCGCCGCTCAAGAGATAGTGCTCGACCTTGTGCGACTTCACTTTGCGCTCAGCGATAATTTGAGACGCGATACTATTGTCATCACCGGGCTTGACCCGGTGATCCAGAGCAGCAAGGGAGGTGCTTTGCCGGCGCTGGATGGCCGGGTCAAGCCCCGCCATGACAACAGCGAGCGGTGCGGAAACATCCACATCGGTGATGTCGATGGTTTCGCCCGTCGCAAGCCGTGCAATCGTGCGCTCATGCGGGCGCTTCACCCAATATTCGCAGACGCGGACGGCGTCGCGATTGGCCCAGAACAGGCCGCTTTCGGCGTTCAGATCCTCGGGCGCAGCGAAATCGGTCATGGCCGCATCGGGGAAGCGCTTTTGAAATTCCTTTCGCCCGATCAGTTCGGAGACGAGGCAGTATTCGGCATCCGACCGGTCCGGTTCGACCGCGCCGGGCGCCCAGAACACCGAAAGCGGATGCTGAATGCGCTTGATAAGAATTTCCTGATCGAAGGCATCGTCATCCACGTAATCGGTGACGAGCCGGAAATGCCCGATGCCGCAAGCCACCGCGTAATAGACCGCGTTCGCAAACACATGCGTGGCGTTGGAGCGGTATTGGATCTGCCGGAACAATCCGGAATAAATCTCGGCCAGCTCGGCTGTGGCCTCGCCGCCCGCCGGGATCGCCTTGATGGCCGGCGGGTTCATTCGCACCGTATTCGCGACCTGGTTCACGAATTGCGGCAGCCGGTTGATGGTGAGGCAGGGCCGGTTCTGCGCCTCGCGCTGCAGGCGGATTTCGTTCGGCCATTGATCGCCCGCGAGGAACTTCAGATCCATGAAAGCGTCTTCGCGGTTCTCGCGATCCTGAATCCATGCGGCTTCGAGACGCTCTTGCGCCTCTTGAACGATGTCAATTTTGGGCAAGGGAACCTCATATGCGCGCTGCGGCGCGGCAGTCAACGCGGTTGTGGACGATGACGCTGATTTAGCCTATGCTTTGGCCTATGCCAAAAGGAGGCAAACGTGGGAATGGAACGCCATGTGAAATTATTCAAAAACGGCAGAAACCAAGCCGTCCGCATCCCCCGCGAATTCGAGCTGCCGGGCGAGGACGCCATCATGAGGAAAGAAGGCGATAAGCTCATTATCGAACCTGCGCCGAAGCTATCGCTTCTGGAATTGCTGGACACGCTCGAACCGATCGAGGAGGACTTCCCGGAGATCGAGGATCTCCCTCCCGAGCCAGTCGATTTTTGA